GAATTAAAATTATCTTACTCTTTGATATTGCATCGTACATCTACAATTTACTCATCATGGTGGCAAATCTGTTTTCACGCTTGGGTAAATGTAATCAATTGGCTTCCATCATTCGTTTTCTGCTTCTGTGTGTTCTGGTCTTACACGATCATCACCAACGGTCAACCATCTTTTCTGCATTTTTATTCACGCTTCATTTAATTGGATTATTGGTTGGATGTTTCCGTATTCATACGCTTTGGTGGTTTCTGTTACTGCAATTGCTCTTGCTCTTGGTAATCAGAATAATTTTTCATCAATCTTGTTTATATCTCTTTGAATCTCTTGTCGGCTCAAATTATTATCAATCCCATTCTTCAACACGTTTATTACATCTCGTTTCGTGGTATGTGATATGCTTCACTTGTAATTTGAAAGGTTTAATTCTCACCAATGATTTGCATAATCACTTGGCTTGTTTGGGTAATAATCAATTGCGTTTTCCTTTAATAATTTACTGAATTTTCTGTATTGCTTTTTGTATCAATGTTCAAATACTTTCTCAATTGGCAACTGTAAATCTTCAATCATTTCATATATTCACATTGCTCTTCGGAATCACTGCATTGGATCATCTCCAAACTTTTCATCTTTCCATCATTTTTCTGGGTATAAATGCACATGTTCATTTTGTAATATGTTGTATTCAATACTGATTATGTAAACTTCATTTTCATATAAGTCTTTTATATTGGCATCAAGATATTGCTTTTGCTTCTTGAAAGATTTTTGGATCATTGTGTAAACTTTGGATTCCTTGCGTAATAAATTTCTGTAATCTTGTGAAAGCATTTTATATTTCATCTCATGGTAAAACTGCATCCAATGTTATGTCTTCCAATAATACTTGATTTCTTGATGTCATTAATTTATCAGCGTTTTCATCTTCAACTGGTTCAAGTCATCTATCAATTCTTGCTTCATTGATTGTTATTATTCATGTCTGCACATCTTCTCTTTGTCATCTGTACCATTCTTGCGTTTCTTTCAATTGTTCTGAATCAGATTTAATTGTGTATTTTTCAAATAAATCTGGTCTGAATAATTGAAGTAATTTGTTCAATATATCATCAAAATCTTCTGTATGTGGTTTGATTGTTCACTCAATATATTCTTCTTTTACATTTTGTCCGTTGCTGTAATTCGTTTCTTTAATATATCACAACAATGCTTTTGGCACTCCAAACGCACTGCATATTTTATCTGTTGATAATTCTCTTTGTGCAATCTGTTCCATATCTTTTGCGGTCAATGAAAGCTGTTTAATATCAGCAATTCATCCACCAATAATCACTTTGTGGGCGTTTGTGCTTCCTTTGAATTGTGCTTCAAACATATCTTTGGCGTTTTGCTGTTCTTCATCTGTTAAATTTCCATCCAACAAAAGCATCATATCTGGTCTTGCACTGTTTTTATAGAAACTGTAATTTGTTTTCACCGCTTCCAAATCCAACACTGCATCATAAAACACGCTGGTTAATACTCACATTCAATTCAAAGAAAAGTTTACATCATCTTCAAATTTGAAATATCATAATTCATCTGCTCTGTATCTTTTTTGCGTTCCGTTTTCTTGAACCACATCATAAGCAATAATCACTCATGATTGAATCACTTTTGTTACTGCTCTTGAATCAATAACATGAAATCTGATTGTTTGTCACATCAGATTTTTTAATGGTTCAATATACAATTCTCATGAAATCAAATAATTCTTCCAAAAATTTTTCTTGAATTTCTGAAATGTTGGTTCTTTGAAAAGATTTTGCACTTCTGTGGCTCTTACATTATCTGGTACAATCTGCATATCTTTATCAATAAGATATATTCCATTTCTGGCAACACTTCATGAAATCTTTCAAACACATTCACGGATGTCACCATTTTTTGCATATAGATCATAGAATGATTGTTTAGAAAAAACAACATCGTTATTGAATAGCGGTGAAAGATTTAATCAATAATTTGTATTCAGATTTTTTTTGCTTGTATCAGCTTTTGTAATATTTCGGTTGAATATCTTCATGCATGATTATATTCATTTAAACACGCACATTATAATCACGGATTGAATTTCACAAAGCTCATTTTTTATAAAAAACACGGCTTTTTGAACCGTGCTTTTAATGTTTGTGATTTTTTATTAATTTTTATCTGTAATCATTACATTCTGTTATTTGTCCTTTGGTTGCAATACAAAACATTTTTCATTCTCATGCAACAAATATTTTTACACTTGCAACACCATTTACAACATTTGAAAGGTTTACTGCTTGTCACCTTGCAAGAAAATCAACTGGATCATTAACTCACAAATCTGGAATATCTGTAAAATAAATTCAGATTGCGTTACTTTCAAATTTTTCTGCTTTTTCAAATGTTGGTTCTTCTGCATATAAATTTCTGATTTCGTTTAATCTTTCATCAACTGGATCAATTTTTTCTTGCTTCTGTGTTGTTGGTGCGTTTGTTTTTGGTGTATCTGTTTTTGGTGATGGATTTATCAATCAGTGGATTACTGCAATTCAGAAAATAACAATCAACCAGAACCGCCATTTTTTCCATACTGGCTTTTTTGCTTCCTTGTTTTCCATGCTGTGTGTGTTAAAATATAAATTGATTCTGTTATAAAAAAACGGTCACATTTTGCAACCGTTTCATACGAAGTGAAATGATTATAAATTATTTCTCTTCTGGTTCAACATCAATGTATGGTAATTTCTCCACATCACAATCAATCAGATTCTTTAAATCTTCTGGATTAATTGCTTCAAGTTTCTTATAATCCAATTCACATTTTTCTTTTGCTTCATTCATTATTCCAACCCATGTGTTGTATCGTTCAACATATTGTCACACTTGATTTTGTGCATTTCTTGCTTGCTGGATTAATCATTTAATCTGATTCATTGCTTGTGCAAGTAATTTAAACTGTTCAAGTGGTGCAATATCACTTGATGCATGTTGATCTCTTTCAACCCTAAATTTTCCATCTTCCAATTTTGTGTAAATGGATTCTGGATTAAATGCTCTTTCTTCTGGCATGTTTATATTAATTAATAATTAAAAACTTTTTAAGAATCTGAAATAAAATATAAGTGGTCTTTCAATCTCTCAATTGATTTCTTGATTCACATAATGAATACAATCTTCACATCGTAAATGTCCACGTTCTATATGTTCACCACATCTTACACATCTATTCTTCAAACTTTTCATCAAGATTTTGTTTTTTTCATTCAAGGTATTTTCGGAATTCACTCAATGGAATTTTTGTTGTTGGTGTAACTGTATCATCTTCATTTGTTTTATGGTGTAAAAATTCAAGAACCAATCTTTCAGCTCATAACAACTCCAATCATGCACTTTTAAATGAATTTCGTGGTCTTTCATGTGAATAATCTTTTGGCTTTTGCATTTGTTTTAGAATGAAGCAATAAAAAATTTGTTCCTTGTTTCTTGTAATGTAAACAATAATGAATCCACCATATCATCATGTTCACCGTTTGGAAATGCTTTTAATTCATCAATCAAATCATCATTTCACGGTGCAAAATAAATGCGGTGTTCTTCAAATAATACTTGCTTTTCCAATAATCTTGTGGTTTTATCTTTGATTGTTTTCTGCTCTTGCACTGCAAGTCACATGTTGGCAAATACTGTTTTCAACACTGCTTGATATGCAACAGTTTCAACAATCACTCTTTTTGCTTTTCGTTTATCGTATAATGCTTTCACGGTTTCACTTGCTCTTTTTATGTTCTTTTGGATTCCAATTAATCCAACACTTTCAAGAATGTAATATTTGTCACCAATGGATCATGTAACACATATTGCAAATTTATCTGTTCACTCTTTTTCACTTACGGCTGGATCAACTCAAACAACGATTTTATCAAACTTGTAATTTCTGCAATTGTGGTCAATCTGAATCATATCTGCGGTGATTATATGCTGTCCATTTGCATATGGAATCAATAAATAATTCTGATTGAATGAAATGCTTCATAATCTTCTTCTTTCTGTTTCAAGTGAAACATATCTTTTGGCAACTTCACGGATTCACTCATTTAATTTTTCTGCTTCTTCATCCGTTTCAACAAATCTATTCCAAACAATATTTTTTTGATCATCGTATATTGGCAAATTGATTATTTCCCATGTTGGATCGTTTTTTATGTGTTCTTCAAATCTTGGCACAATTCAATCTTCATATATGGTGTTTCAAAGAAATATTATTTGTGTGGATCATGTGGTTCATCATAATACTTCATTCAACATGAACTCAAAATTTTTATCAATCTTTTTTCTGCTTTGGCAACTTTGGATTGTATCAACATCATCAAATATCAATAAATCTGGTCTGAATTTTCAATCTGGTGCTGTATAATTCTTTCATCTTGGTGATGTTCAAAGGCTCATTGCTCTTACATAACAATTGTTTTCTGTGACAAATTTATCAATTCTTTTTATTTTCTTTTGTCACTGTTTAATCACTGTTTCTGGGTAATACAAATTTCCGTAATCTCTGCAAAATCTTTCTCACTGGTCTGTATCATTGATGAATGAATTGGCAATGTATGTTAAATTTTCTTCTGCATTATCAATTGTTTGTGAATACCACATAATATTACGGCGTGTTTTATACGCAATGCAATATGAAACATACATCTGGGCAATGGTTGTTTTTGCACTTCATCTGAATCACTTGAAATAAACATTTTTTCATGATTCCAATGCTTCATAATATCTTTGTAAACATTTGGGCGTTTCAAAGCTGTAATATTCCATAAAATAGAATTGGCAAAAATCAAAAAAGTTGGTTGAAAAATATGCTTTTCTCAATAATGGGCTTCTTCTGAATATGTTTAATGCTTCTTCATCGTTCATTTATGTTTTACTTTTTCTTTAATAAATGTTTCAATGCTTCCATTTCTTCATCGTTTAAATCGTTGCGTTCTTCCTTGTTTGTATTTTCCGTTTTTGAAATGTTGGTTGGTAATCACATTTCAGTTCTTTTGATTTTCCAAATATTCATAATATCGTTGCTGTTTTTCTTTCAATCTCCAAATATTGCATTTTCCATCCACTGTAATATTCCATCTCATAACATTTCATAACGTTCCATCTTACTTTCAATTTCTTTTTCAGATTCCTTTCACTTTTTCTTTAATGCTTCCATGTAAATTTTTCTTTTCCGTTCTTGCTTTTCCTTTCACCATCATTTTGTCATTTTTGCAATTTGGTTGCTTTTTGCTGTATCTTTCCCATATTCTTGCTGTAAAAATGGTTGCACTTCATCAAATTTTGAAAGCATGAATTCCATTTTAATTTTGTTCCAATCGTATTTCTGCTTTGGCATTTTATCACTCATTTAAAATAAAGATTTTTGAATCGCTCATTGAATCTCATATTGTTGGAATCAATCGTTTTCTTCTATCGTTTCAATTTCTTCATCATAAAATTTATCTTCAACAAATTTGTATCACAATCACAATACAAAACTCACGGCTCATAATGGATTTATTGTTTTTCGTTTTGTCATTTTTATTCGTTCAATTATTTCTTCATCATTCCAATCTACATTGATAAATCTTTTCTCTTTTTCGTATCGTATTCTTATATCAAATGCTATACAGTTATCATAAACTTCAACTCTTGCTTGTCTTTTTGGTTTTTCAAATGTTATCAATTCAATTAATTTTCATGGTGCTTTTGATTTGTAATTTTCATCAAGGTAATTCATCCAATAATAAGTAGCTCATTTTCAAAATTTTTGTCATTTCTTTATTTTGTCCATTGCTAATATGCTTCAATCTTTTCACATTTCTCTTTGTCATTATAAATTACAACCATACTTGGAAATGGTGCGGAATTCTTGCTTTCTCCAAATTTCAATCTTCACTTTATAAATCTGATTTCTGATTTGTGGTATATGTATTCATGGAATCGTTTTGTATCTGTCCTTGCTGGTAATAGCATAACAACCACCCCCCCCTTGCTAAACTTCACTTCTGAACTCGTTTTTTGATTTCCTTTCAATATGGTGGATTACAATATACAATTTCATTATCTCGGTTTTGTTTCAATCAATCATCTTCTTTTGTGTAATATTTTTCACATTTGTGATTTTCTTCTGTTGCACATGGATCAAGTGTAAATCCAAATTCTTCATTCAACTGATCATAAAATTTTTGTGGTGTTGCTCGTAAATCTGTTTTGCTTGTAAATAATGCTTGATTTATCATTTCTTGTTTATTCAATAAATTTTTTTCCGTACTTGAATTTTGTAATATCTATTTTCATTTCTGCACATTTCTTTCTTAACTCTTGATTCCTTTCTATAATCCATATTACATCAATGCTTCACTTTCACATATATTCAATATGTTTGGCTTGCAATT